CCTATAATATTGTATAGTCCATTCACTTGTCCTACTACTGACTCAAGGATATATCTTAAAGTTAGGAAGATAAAGAACGCCATAACTACAGCAGTTCCTATCGGGACTCCTACTTCACTCAAAAACGATAACATATCCATACCATTATTTATACTTTTGAGTTTGTTGTAGGCCTAAAAAAGGGGACTTGAAGTCCCCTTAGTGTGTATTCAAAATCACTTTCTGAGCTGTGAATGAATGTCGTTTATTACGCTTGCTTTTGAACCACTCTTTTTGATTTTGAGATTTTTCTTATCTGCAAATTCAACTAATTGGTTCTTAGTAAGTTTTTTCAATTCCGCCTTTGAAGTAATACCGTTATTGTTCTTGTCTGCAACCACGGGTTTCGAAGGTTTTTTAACTGCAGTCTTTTTGACTACTGGTTTCTTCTTGGAGGTATCTCTCCATAAGAGTCCACCTACTATTGCAAGGAATAATAATATCGCAATATATTCCATAATTATTTCCTCAATTATTAATAATATTTAGGTTTTTAGTCCTTGGCCTTTCCGACATTAAGTGCAACCCAATCAAGAACTTTATAAGCTTTCTTGACTAAGCCGTCGTCCACTGGTGTAGGTGTAAGAGCTGCAACTAATGATGCACCCATTACCAACCAAGGTATCACTTGAATCCATGCTATAATCCATTGTAGGAATTCTAACATATTTTCTCCTATCGAATACCCTTTATGATATTCGTAGGTATATTTAGGGTTAATTAGACCCTATAGAGTATTTAGTGGTTAATTTCCAGTGGTTTTTTTCCTTAAAAGGAATGATTTTAATTTGGGACAAAGGTGCTTTTGGTTCAGAAATTTGTTGCTTATCAACAACTGAAACTAGATTCCATTGCTCTAATAATGAGACAATTGTATTTCTTCTACCAATATCTGACTCGTCTATGTTGGTTGGTTTACCGTCTAACTTGAATAGTTCTTTGAAATGGGTAATGTAATACTTACCCCTTTTGTGTAGGATATGACATGACTGGAAGAGTTCTTGTTCCCTTCTAGAGGCAACTCCTATGCGTGATAAGGTTTCCCTAATCTTTAGGAAGTCGTCTTTTTCGGGAAATGTGACCTCGACTAGGTCTTTAATTATGTCTTCTTGGTTATCCATTATCCTTACCACCAGTTTTCATACTGTTTTTCAATTCTCGAATCTGTTTGTCTGATAAGATTTCTGCATAGTCTTTTGCTTCCTTTGTAGATATCTTATAATAACTCTTAACAGTATCGATTTTTTTACTAATATATGGCTTCTGCCATTTGGAAAATCTTTGTCTTTTCCTAAGAGTATTTAGGAAAAACATGTATTGAAGACGATTGTCTACACCATGTCTGACATTCATTTCGTTAGTAAGAAAAACAGCATCTTGGTGATAAGATAATGCTTTATTAATTAAGAATGGTTGATATGCTTTCTCTTCGACCTCATCAACCATGAGGTCTTTTTTGTCGTAAGAGACCGACTTTACAAAATCAAAAGGATTTCGTTTAGACATGTCTGAGATATTCGTCTAACAGTGCGTCACCTTTGAGTTCTGTCCCAAAGTAAACTGTATATCCGTCATGTGTTTTTCTTTCAATGAGTCCACTATTATATTGGATATCCATTACAGATTTTCCGTCTTCAGTGTCTTGAGGACGATTATCATACCACATTGAATTAAGTGAATGTGCATGAATATTCTTAATGTCCTTTGCCCATTTCTCTGCTTTTAATAAGTCCCTTTGTTTTTGAACTCTGTCATCATATTGTGTCATTTTTTACCTCTCTCAAATAACTTGTTTGCTTGTCTTTGAAAAGACTTTTCTACTTGTTTATCAAACCATTTATAAAACCATTGTCTGAGTTTACCCATCTTTGAATTTACACTCCGACATAATCTCAGTCATACATGCAACGAAATTGATTTCTGAATCCATTGCAAAAGCTGACTTGTATTGATAGTCTGCAATAAACAAAACTGCAGCTGGTATTGAACTTGGTTCCAATCTAGACTCAAGTGCATTGAACACCTTTCTATATAGAGTATTGAAGTCGTTATCAGAATTTTGTCCAACCCATTTTCTCATTCCACCCCAGTTTTTATTTGCCAACATGTCAATCAATGGTGTAAGTTTTTCTTCTGAAAGTGTAGATAATAATCCACTATCAATTACACCACTTGCACCATATCTTTGAACCTCATTGATACACCTTCTGAAGTCGGGAAAGAATTTGATAACTAATTCAACTAGAACCTTTTGGTCATACTTGATACTTTCGTTATCACAAATCTCCATAAGTCTTGCAAGAAATACTGAAGCAAGTCTTTGTTTTTCATCGGGTGTCATTGAGAAATCAATAACAGTTGTTCTTGAATGTAGAGGTGGTATGATTCTATTCTTGTAGTTACAAGTAAAAATGAATCTACAGTTACTTGAGAACTCCTCTATGAAGTTTCTCAAAGCTGGTTGAACTGAGTCTGCAGAAATATAATCTGCCTCGTCCAGTATAACAACCTTGGGTGCATTCGACAATGATACAGTCGAAGCAAAGTTTTTGATTTTTGTTCTTAGGGTATCAATCAATCTACCTTCGTCTGACCCATTGATTACAATAAAGTCTGCACCAAGTTCATTACATAATGCTTTTGCAATTGTTGTTTTACCAACACCAGCAGAACCACATAACATGAGATTAGGAATCTCACCCTGTTTAACGAACTCTTCGAAAGTTGATTTGATTGAAGCAGGTAGTATCGTGTCCTCAATTGTTTGAGGACGATACTTTTCTACAAATAGAAATTCATTCATAAGAGTAAACTCCCCGCCGAGTCTACAGTGTTATTCACCCTTGAAGATTGATGAGATTGAATAACTCCCGTATGCATTGTAGAGACTGGCACAATACTTACACTAGTATATAGGTTAGGCATTGTATTTTGAATCTGGCTCTAATGCAATAAAATACTCCAAGTCAACATCTTTGTTGTTGAAGTGTGAAATACCTTTACTTGATACAGAAACCTCATAATTTCCGTCAAGGACTTTCAAGTTTTCAATCTTGAAATTCATTGTATAAGATACTCCATTTCCTTCACCCACGATTCTTGAGAATGTGTTTGAAGTTGTATTCTTCTTATCAGTTACTTCTAACTTGATAGTTGTTCCGTCACTCGATAGAATCAAGTCATTAACACCTAGAACACTTGCAGCTTTCTGTAGCTCACTTAGTAGTGTTGAAGATATATCAATTACAATCTCTGCGTCAGGCATTGTAATCATTTTATCGGGTGCAGTAACCATACCTTCACTTGCATAGAAGTATGCAAGACTTGAGTTGTTATCTGCAACAGTCAAACTTGAATCACCGAATTGAAAGTCGGGGTCGTCTAGTAAACTAGTTGCACCCAAAAACTCAGGCAAGTTATAGATACTAAAATCTTGAGGGAACGATTCATCTACCGTTGCCACTGCAAGAATATTTTTCATTTGGGAAATGGTTTCCAATTTGTTACCACTCTTAACTCTAATCCCCGAGTTAATAGTTGAGAAATTTTTGAAGATATTCCTCGTATCATTACTAATTTTCATCACTTGTTAGCCTCCTTTACATGCGTATCGTGATTATATAAAGCAAGGAATCCATAGTGAATGACTTTTAATATGTCTGCACGATTGTATCCGTCCTTCTTACCATACCTTTGGGCATACTTAAGAATGTTACCAATACAGAATCCCTCTCCGTGACCACCGTCCATGATAAATTCAGTTGCCTGAAACTTATCTTTGGAATAATGTTGGTCGTAAGTCTTGTCTACATATTGAGAAAACTCTTTTAAAAGAGCTTTCTCATTGTATTTGTAGTCAATCTTTTTATTAAACATTGTCTTCATTATACTCTGAAGTTTCTGTTTCGTCAACTGGGTTTTCCTCATTGAGGTCAATCCCAGCATCGATTTTTGAGTAGAGGTCAAGAATAGAGTTTCTTGTCTCTTCGTCAAATCTTGAAATGCACATTTCAATAGACTTGAGTCTATCTTTGAACATTCTGAAAGCATTCACAATGTGAACCAGTCTTCTAGTAGTAACAACATCATCGATACCACCTTCGTAGTATGTTTTTCTGATTATGTCAGCCCAGTCGACAAGTTTATCAGTGAACTCGGAATCAACCTCACCAGTCAATCCCATTTCTTTCTCAAGAATTTTCTTCTCAGTTTTCACTGGTGGATATTCTTGTTGCATTGTGATTGCAAATCTTTCCAACATGGCTTCGTTCATGATTTGAGTTCCAATGAACTTTCCATCTTCGGAACCTTGTCCTTTAGTATTTGCAGTTGCAAGAATCGTGAACCCAGCTTTTGGAGTCACCCACTCACCAGTTTTCTTGATTAGGTAACCTTTACCTTCAAGAACTGATTGTAAACACATTAACTTGTTAGAACCCAAGTCAACTTCGTCAAGAAGAAGGACTGACCCTTTTCTCATTGCTTTGACAACAGGGCCTTCTCTGAAGACAATGTTACCATTGACCAAAGTATGACCACCCATTAGGTCGTCCTCATCAGTCTCAATAGTAATGTTGACTCTGTAAAGTTCTCTCTTCAATTGAGCACAAATTTGTTCAACCATTAAGGTTTTACCATTACCACTCAAACCAGTAATGAATACTGGGAAGAATATTTTAGACTTGATTATGTTCTTGACATCTTTGAAATGTCCAAAAGGAACATAGTTTGACATTTTCTCGGGAATGATTTTGACATTGTCGTCAAGAACATTCACGGACTCAGTTGCAGCTGCAACAGGCATGTTATTTGGAACTGCCCTGGCAGGAACTGCCACTGGTTGTGGTGCAACTGGAGTCTCACCACCGTGAGAATATCCACCGTTGTATCCACTGATTACAGCTTCAAGGTTGAAGAGAACAGACCCATCGGGTTGTTTCTCTTTGAAAGGGAACCTAGAGGATTTCACCCAGTAAGGGAGATAACCATTGGTTGCCTCTTTTATCTCACCCCTCGTAAAAGAGGTTTGATTAGGATAAGCACCGACCAGTGCATCAATCACTTCGGTCTTATCGGGAGTAAGGGGAAAATCCTTACCATTTACAATTATTGATTTCTTCATACAGTCTCCTTTTTCATCAATCTATACATCTATGCTATCAAAAAGCTGGGGTCATTGTCAAGGCCAAAAAATAAATTTCTGTCTTTGAACGGGACTTTACACTTTGGATAATCCTTTAAAAGGTCTTCACCTTTTACAAATCTCACTTTCACTTTAGGGAAGTCTATAATATCACATGCAATATATGTAATTGTTTTTGCATGGGCATGAGCGAGGTCTTCATCTAAACTTCTACCTTTTCCTATCATATTCGAAGGTGCAAAATTTAAACCACCCTTAGTGAAACATTTTTGGTCATACAAATTTCCTTCAGTGTCAACATGGTCATGTCCTCTTCCGTCCACAAAAGTTAAATGTGGATACCAAACACAAAGTTGTCTCTCAAGAAAATGAGAAGCAAGTCTTCCGTCTTTTAAGATTTCATGTATGTCCTCTTCATTGAGGTCACCAAAAGATATGTTTTTTATTTCGTAATAATCTGTCATTTTATTGGATATAATCTTTGTCCCATTCTCTTGACACATTTGATCTCACCTTTTCCATTGGTCTCAGTCAGGGATTGCCGATCATTTTTTACCCTT